AAACATAAATGGTAATTTTTTAAAAAAAACAAAACCAAAAATAATAAAAAAATTACAATCAAAAGGCGCTATATCTTATTGCGAACAATCCCTTTTTGTAAATTAATGGGCGTTTTAAATGAGAAAAGGTGTAAAACGCCGTTTATTTATACTCGTTCATATTTTTCTCTACACTATGGACATTTTTTTGAACCAAACACACTTCCTGCCGTAGTTTCCGATAATTCTATTGATAAATTTTCAGCATGATTATATTCTTCATATTTGTCTGGATATTCTTCTTTCCAATGGTCTAATATTTCGTCATAGTCTTCACAATAACATTGTTTTCCCTTTATAGGATTAATACATTGATTCGGACAAGGTGGACATCCGAATGGTACTGGTGATAAATGATAACGAGTTTCATCCCAAAATAAAATATTTCTGGAACAAGATACACAAAACCAATGACCGCAATTTGCTGGAAATTTAACTTGTTTATTTCCAGTTTCATTGCACACCATACATTCTTCATCACTTTCTTTAAACTCTAATTCATTCCATCCAAATCCACCTATTTTAAACCAAGAACCACAAGACATACATAAATAATTTGCGAAATGTTCCCAATGGTCAAGTGGTAATATATGTTCGCATAATTCATAATTTTTACATTTTATACCACCTTCTAGATATTGACAATCATAACCTATATTTGATTGTTCGTATTGTAAATCTCTATAATCCATATAATTAGATGAATTCATTTAGTTAATATTATTATTTAATAATATTAACTTTAAACCCTTGAAGAATTCAAATGGGACATTTGAATTCATTCAAGGGTCAGATACCAGTAATGATTTGAAATACGCCCCCTTCGGGGCGTCCCATTAGATACGAAGTGAAATCTTCACTGGTATAAATTAATAATATTCAATTTTAAATAAAAATGGGCGTTTTAAATGTGCAAAGGTGTATAAGACGATATAAAATTGAAATTCTTTATTCCCATCATCCAAGTATAACATAATCAATGGAATTCATGACGACACAACAATTGAGAGAATATGATGATGCGAATATGCGTACATCGGACAAACAATGGAATATCTATATGACAAAGGGAAAAGATTCCATACGCGAAATCCAGACGAAAGATATTGCATCGATGAAAATGAACGAAATGGTCAAGATGAGTGTATCGGAAGATGCGTTTATTTTAGTACAAAAAGTCACGGGGACGGTATTGAAAGATTTCCTGAAAGATCGAAAGAGATTGCGGGGATTATATGCATCACACAAGATTATGATGGTACATCGTACAACTCATCCGATGTTTTACGATATGCATAATTATAGTGTATATTATTGCGAAGATGCAAACGAAAATGGCAAACAAGTATCGTTAAACGGTCACAAGAATATAAAGTATGGGGGATATTTCGAAATGTTTATTCATAATACGCGGTATATATGGGAAGACGATTCAATGGATCATCATGTATATCACCTCATTGTTTCACGTGGATCCAATAAATGCGACGGGACAGTTGGTTTTATAGAAACCTGTAAATTGTCGGGAAATGAATTGGCGATTCGACGAATCCAGCGAAAAATAGTAAATGCGATTATAAAATCGCAGGAATTGGAAATGGCCAATCGCAAAATGGATGGGAATATAAAATATGTGTGGGAAATGTGGTCAATAATAGCAATCACGAGTATTGGTATTATTCTATTGATTTTTATAAAAATTGAAATCATTTATTCTATATTACATAGTACATAATCAAATCACAATGCTAACACGTTCTCAATCAAAACATGCCGTTCAATTATTTGCATTAAATTTCGATTTCGACGAGGCGTCAAGTGCGTGGAGAGAAAACAAGATCAAGCAACCGAACGGATGTTATAAATATAGATGTATGGGACAAAATCGCGATACATCATGTTGTAAACGTCCATGTATGAAAGAAACCGATTATTGCAAAACGCATTATAAAGATGACGACGAATCATCATTCAAAATGTAACTGTACTTTTCGTGAATCAATGTGATCAAATCATTATAATAAACGATTTTCTTGTCTTTCAACAATTCCGCACCTTCATTGATAAAATCTTTCGTGCTTTGAATGATAACCGTAGAATACGAATATGCGTCATGGAGCAAAGTGGCAACTTCATTATCAATCATCTCCTTGTATTTCTCACTGAAACTAGGGTAAATGATTTTTTTTCCCATACCGTAATAAAGGACCATTTTTTCGGCGAGTTTATGGGCCTCTTCGAAATCATTGATTGCACCAGTGGTCACGGAAACTCCATAAAATACTTCTTCGGCGATTCTTCCAGCTAATAAAATCATGAGATGTTCAAATAGAGCCTCCCTCGTAAATATGGCGGAATCAGTCGGTTCGAAAACGGTATATGCGGGCGATTTGGGGGCAGATAAATTGATCATGACTTTGCTTACTTTGGCATGATGTTTGGAAAGAAGTCCGACAATTACATGACCCAATTCATGGATGGCAATATGGTCGATAATATCGCTTGTGAATTGATGATCCGTGGGTTGCCATCCGACCAACATTTTATTGTATACATGTTCAATATCCTCATTGGTAAATTGTTCTATATTATTTCGCAACGCGTTCAACATGGCTTCATTCAATAGATTCTCGATTTGAGCCCCCGATAATCCAGAAGTCAAATCGACCAGATCTGAAATGATGACATTGTCCGTATATGGTTTCCCTCTGATATGAATATTTATAATCGATTCACGGGTTTTGGAATCGGGATTTCCAATAAAGATGCGTTTATCGATACGACCCGGACGTAAAAGCGCACTATCCAATAGATCCGCACGATTGGTTGCGCCAATGACGAAAATTCCGCTCGTATTTTTGTATCCGTCCAATGCAACGAGTAGTTCATTCAATGTATTGTCCCGTTCCGAATTCGCTGTTTCCGAGTCTTTTCCACGGGACCGACCCAAAGCATCAATTTCATCGATGAAAATAATACATGGGATGTTTTCAGAGGCGAATTTGAAGAGTTCGCGAATACGTGAAGCACCGACACCGACATATTTTTCTTGAAATTCGGATCCGGAAACGGCAATAAATGCACAATCTGCTTCTTTCGCGAGCGATTTTGCGAGTAAGGTTTTTCCATTTCCAGGAGGTCCTTCGAAAATAAGCCCTTTGGGAACACGTACATTGAATCTCGAATACTTTGTATAATTCCGTAAAAGATCAATACATTGTCTGAGTTCCGATTTTATAGAATCATATCCGCCGATATCGTTGAATGAAATCGTCATTTTGGTTTCTATTTGAAAATTTTTCGATTTTTTGGTTCGAGTAGATCCACCAAAAAATCCCTTGTACAAATCATCATGTTTATCACCATTCTCCTGATTGTCCTCATTCCTGTGTCCTTCATCTTCATCATAGGGAGATCCTATAGGATTATAAAACTCGGAAAACATATTTTTATTCAGAATGATGCGGACCCGAGGTAAACTATGATTGTATTCTCTATTTGATATCTCGTTATTTTTCATGGTACCATTATTCGAATTGGTCTGTCGAATAAACCCTTCGTAATATAATTTGGAAAGGGGGTATTTATTGAACATCTGCAAATGTGTCTTATATGATTCATGTAAAGGTTTTAAAAAACCAGTTACATTATAAAGACAAACGAGTAAAATGAGGACATTCATCATTTTACTCTTACAATAATAGTATTTATATTGTTCCTCTCCTATATATTTATAGAAAAAGGGCGATTTTTCTCTCGTGGAACGATTTTCGGTTTTATATTGCATTCTATATTTTCATCCCCAGATTTAAACGGCATTGTATGATTTGAACTGGTATCGATGATTGTTTTTATAGAAAAAGTATTGATTTCATCGGTACGGGGTATCAATATATTTTTACGGGAACACCCGCGTTTGTGTGCGGCAAGACCTTTCAATGTATTCACGGTAAATATACGACATAGATCGCATTTGAATCCCTGTTTCACGGAAGTGGAGAATTTGGTAGATAAGAATTTCTCCAATGAGGGAAAATGGAGATCGTCTAATTGGGAGATAATTTTCCGCTGACTTTCTTTAATGGCATTTGTAATGGCGTCTTTTTGAGAAACAAATGTCTGATATTCCCGATTAATCTCGTCCAAGATGTTCTTGGGTATTACCCATTCTTTGTCGACCACATTAAATTCGCGCATTTTGTCATATAGACGATCAATGATATTGACCGCGATTTTGATCTTTTCGGTAGAATATCCTATGTGATTTAAAAAGACGAAAATGCGACCGACATGTATATCGATATGGAAATTGGGTTTGCCAATAATGCCTCCATGATGTGCGATAAAAATCCCGTTCGATTGATTATGATCAGTAGAACGAATAAAATCGTGTATGACGTCTTCTGTGGTATTGGTTTTTTGTATATTATTATGGATGGAAATGAGGGATTGGCGATACATGACGAAATCATCGTTGTGTTTCACAATACGAGTTGTAGGAAATGCCCGATGAATAGACTGTTCAAACGCATCTATATGACCATTCGACAAGATATTGTCTATATTACTATCTGATTCATTATGCGCAGACGATGATGACACCTTCATATCTTTATACTGTGTCAATAATTCATGCGTCTTTTTCTCAAAGGTCGAAATAAAATTCGTAAAGAAATCATTGTTATGTGAGGGTAAGATTGTTTTTTCTATAAAATCGATAAAAAATAGATTGATGGATTCAATATCAATGGTAGGATTCTCACGGTAAAACCGGGATATGCGGTCATTTTTTATAATAATTTCCATGTTCGGGTACTATATGATTTTAGAATAAAAGTATTTAACTATTTTAACGAAATACATTTGTTTAGTCAGGGTAGAAACTTTCGAATATTTTCGTATTTTGATCGTACTTATTTTTTCACACTATTTTTATTTTGTTCGATAATTTTGCGATTCAATTCCGCGATTTTACATTGTAAAAAATTCAATATTTTCCGGTAATTTTCACATATGCATTTTGGATGTTTCTCGGATTTCAACATGAGATTTCTATAGGACAAATCGGCGAGAACCGTATCCGCCTTTTCTTCGGGGGGTTTTTCATCAATGATATCCTCCAGTTTTTTATATTTATCACATAATTCGGCATACTTCATTTTCAGTTTGTAATTCTCATGGGATAATTGTGAAATGTGGTGGTTCATATATCAAATATTCCTAAATAATGCCACACCATGATCGGTCACAATTTCTAACGCGCAATTGTATCGTTCAATCCCACAGTTGTGATTTCTATAGGACACTACTGTTACAAATTGTAATACAAACTTTACAAAACGTGACGTTTATACGAGTGAAATAATTTAGGGGAAATATTATAAAGTCAAATATTATAATGTCTACACAGACGACCACAACCTTTCCGCCTTTCCCTGCTTACTCTGGCTATGTATATCCATCAAACGGATATTCTGGCGTTACGGATGAAACCATTCTTGCTTCCATTAACCAAACAACTCGGGAACTTACGGGTGATATCCAAGGTGTTTCCAAAGATGTTACTCAATCTGCTCTTGGATTAAGAGATGCAATTGAGCGTGGAAATACAGAACAAACCAGTGCAATTGAGCGCACTTCTGCTACAACTCAGAGTGCTATTGAAAGAGCTGCCGCTGAAGGCCGTGTTACAACTCTTACAAGCGATGCTACATCTCGCCAAGCGGCAAACGATACTGCCCGTGATATTATGCGTGCGGTTGATTTTAATGGTTACAATGCAACAAGTACAACTGAACGTGCAAATGCACAATTGGCTTTGGCCATTGAACGAAATGGTGCCAATGGAATGACTACCACTGAACGTGTGAATTCCCAGTTGGCTACTGCCGTTGAACGTAATGGTGCCAATAATATGCAAACTACTGAAAAAGTGGGCAGTGCCGTTTTGTCAAATATAGAACGCAATGCGGGTGAGAATCGATTAACCACTGTAGTCACAGATGCGGCAAGCCGACAAGCGGCTGCAGATGCTACCCGTGAAATTACAAGCGCCGTTGATCGTAATGGCTCAAGTGCAGTGAATGCTACCAATACCACATATGCTGGATTATTGCAGTCGATTGAACGAAATTCTGGAGAAAATCGCATGACCACGGTTCAACTCGATGGAGTTAATCAGGGTCGTTTAGCGGATGTTCGCCGGGATATCGTGGGTAGCGTCAATGAAAACGGTAGCAATGTATTGACCTCTATTTCAAAGAATAATAGTGATCTTCGTGAGGCGATTACTCAAAGTGCATGGGAAAGTCGAACCAATATTTCGAATGGATTTTCAAAAACAATGTTGGAAAATGCGAAAACTGCGTCCGACAATGCTTTACGTAGTACGGAACATTTTGCTGCTCTCCAGATGGAGCAACAGAAAGCTAAAAACTGCATCGAGAATCAGTCAGGTGCCCATTATGCGTCTCTTCAGCTAGAGCAACAGAAATTGGCCAGCGTTTTGGCGGCACAGGGAAGTGATCAATATTCCAATATAATATTGGAACAGCAACGCGCAAAGGAACTATTGGGAAGTAAAACCGATGGTCACTATGCTTCTCTTCAGTTAGAGCAACAGAAATTAGCTGCACAAGGTAGTCAGCATTATTCTGATATTCTATTGGAACAGCAACGTGCAAAGGAACTATTGGGAAGTAAATCCGATAGTCATTATGCTTCTCTTCAAATGGAACAACAGAAATTGGCGAGTGTCTTGGCGGCACAGGGAAGTCAGCATTTCAGTGTAGGTCAATTGGAACAACAGAAATCGACCAGCTTATTGGCGGCACAAGGGAGCCAACATTACTCTGATATATTATTGGAACAGCATCGCGCGAGGGAACACATAACAAATAAATCCGATAACCATTTCGCTCTTGGCCAGATGGAATTACAGAAGGCAAAAAGTGAAATTGTTCTACTTAGCGAAAAGCATACTTCGGATCTTTTAATGGAACAGCACCGAATGAAGGAGTATTTGGCCAGTAAAGGAGAGACTCATTTTGCCATGAACCAACTCGAAATGCAGAAAGTGAAGAGTGATTTATCTACACAGGCATCGAATCATTTCTCGATCAACCAATTGGAACAGCAGAAATTGGGTTCGGTTATTGCTGCTCAATTGGCGGATGCCAAATACGAGGCACTAAAAACACAGCAATTATTGTCCGATAAAATCAATACTGCTGCTGACGAAGTCAAAGAGAAGATTGAGGATATTGATCGTGATCGTTTGAGAGATACTCTTACTGTTGAAAAGACCGATAACAATATGCTCAAAATATTGGAACATAGTCGCGGGTTTTTTGATGGAGGACATTACAGAGGCAGACGTGGTCGCAGAGGAGGATATGATCGTTGCGATTCAGATGATGAAGCATTTATTCACAACCATAATTACAACATAAATACAACTGAAGGTCACAGACGTGGTCGAGGTCGGTATTATGACGACGACGATGATGATCACCACCACGGTGGTCGCGGAGGCAGTAGGGGTAGGGGTAACGGAGGTGGAGGAAGAGGTGGGGACAATTGAAGGTGTCAACGGCAAATTATAAAACAAATAGAAGAAGAAATCGAAAAAGAAATGGAAGAATGTTTTATTTGTCCACCTTTCTCTCTTTTACCAAAAAAGAATAATGAGAATATAACAATAGTTTATATAAATGGTAAACAAGGTATCAAAGGTGATAAAGGTATAGATGGATGTATGGGTCCTCAAGGTCCTACTGGACCCCCAGGTGAAACTGTATCTATAGGAGTTACTGGACCAATGGGTCCTCAAGGTCCGATAGGATCAACTGGACCGACAGGTGATAATGGTTCTATAGGATCAACCGGACCAACAGGTGATAATGGTTCTATAGGATCAACCGGACCAACAGGTGATAATGGTTCTATAGGATCAACCGGACCAACAGGTGATAATGGTTCTATAGGATCAACCGGACCAAC